CCGCAGTTTCTGCTTCACTGAAGTAATCTCTAATTTTATTACCATATTCTTGTTCAGTTTTCTTATCAAGGTCAGACTTGATATCGTTGAAGATTTCTTCTGCTCTAGTCTTATTTTCAAGGTCAGCGTAGGCTTCACTATCCTCAGACATCATGTCATCTAATTCGCTTAGTTTCTCCTTAACTTCCTCAGTCAACTGAAGAGCGGCTGCAACTTCCTTTATCTCAAATTGCCATTCATCCTTTTCATCATCATAGTAACCATGTTGACTCATTACTTCCTTGATGTATTCCTCTACGTTAATTGTAATCTCATTATCAGAAACTGAGATATTATCCGTGAAGGTATTGAACAGTTTATTTCCCTTGACTAGATTAACCAATGGTTCTCCCTTGTCAAATTTGTCTAATAGGAATTTATCTCTATCAAACCTTGTGCTTTTAGGTTCCCCAGTTACTCCTACTCCCCTCTTATATCCCAAAGCCCTACTTACCTTTCTCTCATTAGACAAATCTTTCATTGTCAATTCTCCAAGATTAGTCTCATCTATTGGTGTTTTGTCTAGATATCCCTTTTGCTTTAGAGCAGTAATCATCACTCCTACAGGCTCCTTACTCATCTTACTCAGAAGCCTATCTATCTCCATCTCATATTTACGCTCAGTAAACAGGTAATCTCTAGGGTTGTATTTGTCAAAGTCATCTAGTTCTAACTCCAATAACTCAGGAGTCATCTTAGCCGAGTTACTCATTAGTTTGGTTCTTGGCTTACCCAAGTCCTTGAATGGATATGCTGCTATCAACGCGAGGAATGCGTTATCCATGAACTCCTCAAAGTCATCTCCTTGTGTCAAGGGCGAGAAGGCAACGGTTCCTTGTGATAGGCCAGCAAGTTTTCCGGGGATTTTCATTATCCCTTTTGGAGCCTTAACAATAACCATCCATACTACCCCACCTTAAGCAAGCCACTTAGCCCATGCAAGCCCTTTACTTACGGCGTTAGCAAGACCAAGACCACTGGCTGGTGGAGTATAGGACATCTGACCCGTTGCTGGGTCTATCCAATATGGGTTATTCATGTTATCATAACCAGCAGGTGGAACAGGATATCCTGATTGGTTGTTGAACGCCTGTTGCTGTTGCATCATGGTATTGTTCATCTGGACAGAGGCATTACCACCTTGAATCATTGATGGGTCAACACCGGGGTTGTTATGCATCATTGGTTGTTGTCCCATTTGCTGTTCTTGTGGCATAGTGAATCCCTGTGCTTCCAGATACTGTGTCTTAGCCATTCTGCGCTGCATAATGACTTCTGAGTTTATTGCACTTGCTAGTAGAGTCTGCAAGTCTAGTTGTATGTTAGCATCTGTTATACCTTGTAAAGCCGCAGTGGAATCTGGACTTAGAGATAGATTACCACTAGCAGTAGTGACAAATTCCAAGTTAGTCAATACTTGGCTAACTACTCTCTCGGCTACATCATTCATTAGTTGAGCCAATGCCATTAGAAATGCTTCACCGTGATATTGGAAGAAATCCTCAACATGATTCTCCTGTAGTGTCAACAGGTTGTTCATTGTCTTGAACTGTGCCTGTTGATTGGCATTCATCTGACTGTATAGTGTAGTGTTACTTGTTCCGAATAATCCCATTATGCCTCACCCTCCGACTCCTCGGATACTGGTATCTTTGCGCCCTCGGTCAATAACACTTTCAGTCTTTCGCTGATAGCATCGGATTCTATCAACAACCTGAACATTTCTTCTTCGCCAGTCTCTATTTCAGCACTAGGCGGTTTAACAACCCAACCAACCGCAGTTAGAGAAAGAATATCCGCTTGTTTCAAGGTTGTCATTGGTCCGGTCATTGCTGCTAATGGATTCAATGAAGGTGCTTTAGGAATATACGCACTAAACGAGAGTCCGTGTTCCTCTGCTAGAATCTGCTGTTCTAGATATTCATATTGTCTGTGAATACCTGCATGTTTCTCACAGTATGTTCCTCTCATTGGATATCCCTTGCGAACTTTGTGTAGTGGAAGAGGTGGTCTGAGATTATCACTAGCATCCCATACCTTGTGAGTTCCACATACTACACATCTATCCTTGATGTTATACTTGAACTTGTAAGGAACCTTCAGGAATGTCTTACATTCAGGCTTGAGAACCTTGATTATCTCTTTCAATTGCTTCTTAGGTTTTACGCTCTTATACTCATATTGCATTAACGCACCAGCAGCCCTAGCAGAGTCTAGTCTATCCATAAACGCTGTATTACTTACCGTTGTGTTAGTTGCGCCAATCAAACTCGGAGGTTGAAATGACATTGACATGGGTATACGGAACTAGTAGTCCCTTATCATCGTTAGGACACCTCTGTAAACCATCTCTGAGTCGGTTTTGGCACTTACGATGTATTTGTAGCAAGGAATACCTTTGTCATTGAGTTTCTGTATTCCATCCCTAAATGCTGCAAAGATGGGGTGTTGCTCTATTGGGCCATTGAAGTCATACTTGTCTTTCCACAAATCATACTTGTTTGCCCAAATTCCTACTGCTAAAGGATAATCAGAATCTCTTTTCTTCTTTCTTTTTCCATTCACATTCCATTCTGTGTTACAAATCGTATCAGTAAGGAATGTCCAACAGAGTTGTTGTTCAATATCAAAGTGCTTATCCATGTGTCTATCGTCAATCATGAAGATTACATATTTCACATGGCGTTTCCTCATATCGTTTACCCAATCATTCCAATATACAGTCTGTCCACCTATGTCAGCAGTTTTGACTGTATGAGCATCACCATCTAGTTTGATGTATTTGCGTGTGGCCCTCTGCACTCCAACTGTCCTAGTCTTGATATCTGGAACATCCCCTCTGGTTCTGAGTTGATGATTCAAGGTAGTCTTCCCTGCTTGCGTAGCACCATAGATACCGAAGTTGATAGCATGGACACGTTGGTAGAGTTTATTCAGTCCTTCGACAATCAATATGGCGAACCCCGCCATTACTGACATTCAATCACCACAGATGATTCCAAAAGTCTACTACGCCATTCCAAGCCATTGAGAGAGTATTAATCCCATAGACTGCTAATGCTTGACCTATAACAAAACTAGTAAGACAAGCAACTCCACCCCAAAACCAAAATCTAGCGCGTAAGAACCAGATATCAGCAGAGTGCGCTCTTTGTAGGTCGTAGGCGAGGGTAGACTCATCCATTCCGAATAGGATTTCGCTGACCATACATATGCCTCACTTCTACTCTTCTATTGTTAGGAACTTAGGGGTTATCGTTTCCTTCTTTGGTTCTATGGTTGGTAGGTTGCTATCTCCATAAGCAGGATTCAGAACATTAGGATTGTATTGCTGTTCAAACTGTCGCATAGACTCCCTGACTCTCCTCTTGTTCTCTTCTTCTCGTTGCTTCCTAGACCAATAGTTAGTTATTGCACGTTGAAGTAGTTGCTCTTCAATCATATCTCCTAAGAACACATCAAAGAGAACCTTAACCATCAATATAGCCCCAACCGTGCTAACACCAAACAAAACCGCATGTGCTTCTGCACTGTAAGGGAAGGTCACTCCATAGATAGAGTAAGCAAATACGTTTACTCCACTCATTGCTCCTACGAACAATATCGCCATTATCGTCTTCGTATCATTTTCTAAACTTGGCATTTTTATTCCTCACGCATAGTTAACTGTCACTTGACAACTGCCACTACCTGTTATTTCAACATATAGTCCTTCGCCCATGATAGCCCCATGCATGTCGTGTTCAAGATTGAACACATTAGCCCCACTGTTGTCGGACTTAGTGTATATTCTCAACACTTCATCAGAAGATGCCGTTGTCGCATCGTGACTATCAAATATTTTTATGATGTTTGCTGCATTAGCAATAGAAGAGACATGAACACTGATTAACTTACATCTGTTAGGGTGAACAATGGTGCTTGCAGCAAAACTCTTGCTAGTGTTACAAGCCCCAGTCACTCTTCCACCTCAGATAGTGTCTCAATCAAATCCGCCTTCTTCCCATCTGTAGATAGGTTTCTCTCTTCAAGCAATATCTTTAGTTGCTTGACGGTGAGTGTAGAGAGGTCTTCTGGTAGAGGCTTCAAGAGTTTCTCTTCCTCTACTTCTTCCTTTACTTCTTCCTTCGCAGGTTTCTCTGCTTTAGGCTTACTCTTGAAGAATGACCTGCTTTTACCAAAGAGTTTCTCAGCCATGGCCTTACCATCGTCTTCCTCTTCGACATCATAATGAGGAACTAGTTGAACTCTCTTGTAGTCTGACAAGCCAATAAGGTCTTTCTTATCTGCTTCTGTCAGTTCTACGTTAATCTCGTTAGAACCAAGGATATTAATTGCATATCCTAGAGGCATCTCTACGGGTTCAACACCATTAACTTCGTATGTCTTTCCGCCATACCTTATCACAATCGGCTTTACACTTCTTTCCTTTAGCATGACTTTAGCCATAATCTCACCATATATTGGGGGGTAGCGACCCCCTTCCTGATGCTCTAGGAAGAGGGTCACTACTTTATGTTTTACTCAGAGTAGCCCGTAGACTCTAACTCTTACAGAGCCATAGTCAACAGAGCCACCTTCAGTGTTTGCGCCGGAAGCACCTATTATGGTGTTCAACTTGAAGGAGTTACCAGCAGCATATGCGCCAGTAGCACTTATTTCAGCAACAACGTAGGCAATAACCGAGTCTTGTCCGGTTACCATTACCTGTGTTACTCTATCCAAGCCGAGACTTGCGGCAGTCACACTCAGTCCACCAGAGGCATAGGTTCCCATATCGATGAGAGCATCGACATAGTATTCATCTCCTGATACCTTCGGGGACTTCATGCCTTTGTGGTCAGCAAGTAGGGTTACTGCAACAGCCATCCAAACACCTCAGTAGGACTTCAGGTTCGTTATCTTACCTTGTCCTCTGAAGAAGGAACAAGCAGTCTCGCCCATTGTGCGGTATAGCCCTTGGTTACCCAACTTGCCAACACCGAATGGGTTGCCGTTGGTAATACCATCCTCAAAGTATTGAGTAGGCTTCATCACTGATAGCCACATGTGGTCTGTGTCTAATACCAGTATGTCACTTAGTCCGTTGGTTACTGCGCTTGCCGTTGTTGATGGCATGTCCTTCGCAGGGATGATGGGTATGTCGTAGTATGTTGCCACACGGAAACCGACTTCTGCACCCTTCGGTCCTCTAACACCGTTGTGCGTAGGCACAATCTCCTTCCTGTCCATGAACCTCTCTTGGCTCTGTAGCAGGTCAGATATGTGCTGTATGGTGTCGTATCCAGTTACGATGACCTTTGGGTTACCGCCGTTCTGCCTGAGTCTCCTAATCATGTCGTTAAGGAGGGTCAGTGTTAGCACCCTGCATCCACCAGTGGTGTATGCTGTTCCGTAGTCAACCTCTGCATCAAGGAAGGTAGGGGAAGATGTGACTGTAATAGTCTCGCTTCCGTGGCTTCCTCCAACAGTTGCAACCCTTGCATCTCCGAACAGTCGTAGTAGTTCGGGGTCTACAGCAGGGGTTCCGCCAGTTGTTGCATTTGTGTTCACTAGGTCATCTAGATACATCTGCCCAATCTCAGCAGCCGAAGCAACTATCTTCATCAAGGAAGTGTAGTTCCTGTCGATGTTGACGTTGTTCGTGTCAGTGTCATCATACCTCTCAAGCGGAGTCAGCAACATTACGTTCTGTGTCTCTGCGTGATGCTTGCCCATGTCCTCTCGGACAATGGAGCGGATGTCACCTACACCGTCATCGATAGCAGCCATCTCCATACCAAGTTCCGAGAACTCAAACTTATGAGCAATCGTCTTCGGACTGATGTAGAGTTTGGTGTATTCGGGAGACAGAGCGGCTATGTTAGATAGCGACTCGTTCTCAGGAACTCCACCAATGTCGTCTGCTGCCGGAGAAGCATCACCTGCTGCACCGTTGCCTAGAGAGAATGCTGCATTAGCACCACCCTGTGGCCTCGACTTCAGGACTCTCCATCCGGAGGAAGTGTAAGGTCGCTTTGCCATCATCGAAAGTGCGTTAACTTCCTGATTCAGCATTGACCAAACCTTCTGTCCGTATAGGACACCATACAGGTCACCTAGACCGCTTGCTGCGGTAAAGGGGTTACCTGATGCATCATCGTGAGGCGTTCCAAATCCTCCGACAATTCCTGCGCTCTTTAGTAGGGCATTGCCATGAGAACCCCTAAATCCATAGGTAGCAGCCTCAAGGTCTTTCATCGTCTTTATGTATCCACTCATATTTAATCACCTCTCGCTAGGTCATGTATATCTGCCCAAGAGAGTCCGTGTGCTTCCTCAACCGAAGTTGGGAAGTTGTCAGGCATCTCAAAGGAGACTTCCGCAGCCTTGCGAATTTCGCTTTCGTTCTTTTCAGAGAGAGACTTGCGGAGTTCAGCAAACTCGGTCTTCAGGTCAGCAACATCTGAGCGAGCATCATACTCTGCTCTCTCTGCTGCCGACTTCTTGACAGATAGTTCCGATTGGAACCTTGCACCGAAGGTCTTGCTTAGGTTGTCGTAAGCCATTCTCTCCAACTGCTCTGCCCTGAAAGCCTCATACGCTTTCTCCACATT